TTGGACCCGTTTCTAATCTTCTTGGGAAATTCATAGAAGATAAGGATATGAAGAACAAGTTGGCACATGAAGTGGCAACCATGGCAGAATCTCATGCCCAAGAACTAGCAAAAGGTCAAATAGAAATAAACAAGGCCGAAGCACAGCACAAATCCATCTTTGTAAGCGGATGGAGACCCTTTATTGGCTGGACATGTGGAATTGCTCTGTGTTGGCATTTTGTCCTAGCACCCGTAACTTTGTTTGTGTGTGCTTATTTAAACGTGATTATACCTGAATTGCCTACATTTGATATGGGTTCACTTATGACGGTTTTAATGGGAATGCTTGGGCTTGGCGGTCTTCGCAGTTTTGAAAAGTATAAGGGGTTAACCAAATGACAAGGTTTTGGTTATCATTAAGTAAATTTTTTAATAAAATAGGAAACTATTTTTATATGAAACATGTGAATTCTTTAAGAATATCGCAAGGTAGAGGAAAATAATAGTGGACTCAATTAAATTAGCAGAGTATTTATATAAGCACATACGTCAAAGAAAGAGTGTATTATCTCAATCTTTGTCGGATGGTTCGATAGACTCAATGGAAGACTATCGGTTCATAACAGGTCAAATACGAGGAATGACTTGGGTTGAAGAAGAATTAAAATCCTCGATGAAAGGTACAGACTTCGATGAATAAGAAACTGATAGTGCCAGAACGGTTTGTGGCACAAAAAACAATCAACCCGATCCCTCCTGCTATAAGTAAAGCATTTGACGATAAAGAAGATGCTAATCCAAACTCAAAAGACCCGTCTAAACTACAAGGATCAGTCCTTGATCGTTTGCCACAGCCAACTGGTTATAGGATGCTTGTTATTCCTTACTACGTTCCAGAAAAGGTTAATGGAATTATTATACCTGATAAAACTAGAGATAGAGAAAGTTTTGCTAGTGTAGTGGCTTATGTCGTTAAGATAGGACCTGACGCTTACAAAGATCAAGATAAGTTCCCAAGTGGAGCTTGGTGTTCTGAGAAAGATTGGGTGCTTATGGGTAGATATGCTGGAAATAAGTTTAAAGTGGATGGTATGGAGCTAAGAATCATAAATGATGATAATATTATAGCATCTATACTTGACCCCAAGGACATTTCTTATATATAATGGAGAGTATGATGAATAACGAAGCACAAACACAAGAAGTTGAAGAAGAAAAATTTGTTTATGAAGTAGATGACGATACATCTGTTTCTGAAGAAAAAACAGCTTCGCCTGAAAAAAAAGTTGAAGAAGACCGAACAATTGTTCAACAAGAACCAGAAGAACTTGAAGCGTATAGCGACAATGTTCAAAAAAGAATTAACCAATTAACAGCAAAACGTAAGCAAGCGTTAGAAGAAGCAGACGCTGCTTTTAATTTTGCTCAACAACAAAAAAATGAGAACGATCAACTAAAGCAACAGCTTAATCAGTTAAATCAAGGTTACACATCAGAGTTTGGTAACAGAATTGAATCACAAACTGCTCAAGCAAAAAAACTTTTTAAGGAGGCTTTTGATGTTGGCGACTCTGACAAAATGGCTGAAGCACAAGATCTCATGGCTAAACTCGCTATTGAGAACGAAAGACTCAGAATCCAAAAAATCCGTACTGAGCAAGCGGGAGCAGCTCAAAATAATGAGGCAAAGGTCAATGCAGAAGCAAAGAAAAATCAGCAAAGACAAGCTCCTCAAAAACAAGATTTAGAACCAAAGCTACAAAAATGGTTGGATGGTAATTCTTGGTTCGGAACAGACATGGTTATGACTCGTGGAGCGCAAGCAATACATGAGCAACTTGTAGGTGCAGAAGGATTTGATCCTGTATCAGACGATTATTATAATGAAGTCAGTAAGCGTATGGCTACTGAATTTCCACACAAGTTTAAGGGAGGACAGAAGAACGCCCAATCTGTAGCTCCTGCGTCCAGTGGACGGTCTATGAAAAGGGGTGGTAAAAAAACTATTGAGCTAACGCCAGGTCAGGTAGCCTTTGCTAAAAAAATGAGGATACCTTTAGAAAAATACGCACAGGAAGTAGCAAAAATAGAAAAAAATAAGGGAGTAGCATAATGTCAGAACGTACTAATCGAGAGTCGCAAACTCGTGAGAAAAAGGCGAGAGTACAGACATGGAAGCCACCGTCAACACTTGACGCTCCAGAGCCGCCTATAGGCTATAAGCATAGATGGATAAGAGAACGAGTTATGGAATATGATGATAGATCAAACATCCATAAACGATTAAGAGAAGGATATGAATTAGTTCGTGCTGAAGAATATCCAGAGTTTGATGCACCTGTTGTAGATGAAGGCAAGAATGCTGGAGTAATCGGTCAAGGTGGACTTTTGTTAGCACGGATACCTGATGAACTTGTTGAGCAAAGAAATAACTATTTTCAGAGTAAGACAAATAATCAAATGGAGGCAGTGGATAGAGATATGATGAAAGATTCAAACTCTGCAATGCCTATGTTAAAACCAGAGAGACGGTCTCAAGTAGCCTTTGGCAAAAAAGCCGTTGATTAATAAATTTAATTAATTTAGGAGAACGAAAAATGGCTAATAAAGATGCTGCATTCGGACTACGTCCTATAGGCAGAATAGGTGGAACACCCTATACTGGCGGACAAAGCCGATATAGAATCGCCAGCAATTATGGAACTGCTATCTTCCAAGGTGACATGGTTATGCACGTTACTGGTGGAGGAATAGAAATTCATGCAGATGGTGGTACTGTTCCTATCGTTGGTGTGTTTAACGGATGTCGTTTTACAGACCCAACAACAGGAAAAGAAACTTTTTCAAACTTTTACCCAGCAAGCACTGCTGCGGCTGATATAGAAGCGTTTATCATTGATGACCCTATGGTTATTTTTGAAATCCAAGCTGCTATAGCAATGCCAGTAGCTGACTTATTGGGTAACTTTGATGTTGTTTACACAACTGCTGGTAGTACCGTTACTGGTATTTCAGGAGCTGAATTACAGGTTACTGACGGAGGTACAGCAACGAGTTTACCTCTAAAGGCAATTGATATTTCAAGAGATCCTGAAAACTCAGATGTTGCTACAGCACATACTAATGTGCAAGTTGTGATAGTTAACCATGTATTCGGTCTTAAAGGGGTCGGATTAGCTTAGTAATTAGGAGAAATTAAATGGCTATATCAAGAGCGCAACTCGTAAAAGAGTTAGAACCAGGTCTAAATGCCATCTTTGGCATGGAATATGACCGTTACGACAATGAGCATGCAGAAATCTACGATACAGAATCATCAGACAGAGCGTTTGAAGAAGAAGTAATGATTAGTGGATTTGGTAATGCTGCGACTAAATCAGAAGGTAGCGGAGTTGCCTTCGATAGTGCTAACGAAGTATATACATCAAGATATACAATGGAGACAGTTGCATTAGCTTTCGCATTAACTGAGGAAGCAATGGAAGATAATCTCTATGACCGTCTTGGTGCTAGATACACAAAGGCACTAGCAAGATCAATGGCACACACAAAGCAAATTAAAGCTGCATCTGTTTTAAACAATGCGTTTAGTTCTAGCTTTACTGGTGGTGATGGAAAAGAGCTTTGTGCTACAGACCATCCTCTAGGTGGTGGTGGATCATTTTCAAATGAACCATCAGCGGCCGCTGATTTAAACGAAACATCACTAGAAAGTGCATTAATTGACATTTCTGGTTTTGTTGATGAACGTAACATGGTTGTTGCTCTTCGTGGTATGAAGTTAATCATTCCACCTGCGTTACAATTTGTTGCTGATCGTTTATTAGAGTCAACTCTAAGACCAGGAACTGCTGACAATGATGTCAACGCAATGAAAAACATGGGTATGTTACCAGAAGGTTATGTAATTAACCATTTCTTAACAGACACAGATGCGTTTTTCATTAAAACAGATGCTCCAAATGGTTTCAAATATTTTGAAAGAACACCATTAGGAACAAGCATGGAAGCAGACTTCGACACAGGAAACATGAGATATAAAGCTAGAGAGCGTTATGCTTTCGGTTTCTCTGATCCTCGTTGTGTGTTTGGATCACCAGGCGCAGCTTAACGAACAATTGTTCGATTATTAAAAGGGTGGCTTGCGAGTCACCCTTTTTTTATGTATAGTATTATTAATACCTTGACAGTCGGATAATCTGGCTGACATTTGCCAAGACAAGGAGATTTACATGGCTACTACAACTTTTAAGGGTAATGTCCGATCTGAGACAGGATTTACTCAATTTTCTACAAGTGCATCAACAGGTGCAGAAACAACTAACACAACTATAGACTCAAGTGGAAATATTGCAATTGGTGGAACAACCACAAGATTAACACCAGAAAACATTATAGATTGGGATTACATTTCATGTCCAACTCCTATTGTTGGAACGCTCACAGGAGCAGGTGGTGCTGATGGAGTTATGGCTGACGGTGAATTATTCAGTATGCTTTTTCCTGGAAAAAACGGTCAAGTCCCTCCCTCCT